ACCCGCCAGACGATGCACAACTACGTCCGGCGATATGCGACCGTGGCCGCTGAGGTGACAAGCCAGCGGGATGTACTGCTTGATATGACCGAGGCCAAACTTTTTGAGCAGGTGAACCGCGGGAACATCACCGCGATTATTTTCACGCTAAAGACCCTGGGCAAAAGCCGCGGCTACATCGAGCGGCAGGAAGTCACCGGCCGCGACGGCGGGCCGATTGAGGTGAACGCGAATGTTGAGTCAATCATGCGCAAGCTACTTCCAGAGCTTGCCGACGGCGGAACGACAGGCACGCCTGAGCCGCCTCAAGACGAGTGAGCTAGACGCGCTGCGCTACGCATGGCGGTTCTGGGCGCGCCCTGAGCAGCTATTACCGCCTGGTGACTGGCTGTACTGGCTGATCCTGGCAGGCCGCGGCACGGGCAAGACGCGCACCGGAGCCGAGGCCGTGCGCGAGTGGGTGCGAGATTTCCGCTTTGTCAACCTGATCGGCCCCACCGCGGACGATGCGCGCGACGTGATGATCGAGGGCGAGAGCGGTCTCCTGGCCGTGTGCCCGCCTGCGGAGCGCCCGCGCTACGTCAAGCACGAGCGCAAACTGATCTGGCCCAACGGCGCGCAGAGCATGATTTTTACCGCCGAAGAACCCGACCGGCTGCGCGGTAAGCAGCATGAGAAGCTATGGTGCGATGAGCTGGCGGCGTGGCGGTATCAGGAGCAGGCGTGGGATCAGGCGATGCTGGGCCTCCGTTTGGGGCGCAAGCCACAGGCGATCATTACCACCACCCCCAGGCCCACGAAGGTGGTCAAGGCCCTGGCTAAAGACCCGCACACCCACCTGACGCGCGGGACGACCTACGACAACAAGGACAACCTAGCACAGGCGTTCTACGAGAGAATTATCGCAAAGTACGAGGGGACGCGGCTAGGGCGGCAAGAACTCATGGCTGAAATCCTGGAGGACATCCCCGGCGCGCTGTGGAAGATCGCCCAACTGGACGCGGCGCGGATCGAGCAGGCACCCGTCATGCAGCGCGTGGCGGTTGCGGTTGACCCAGCGGTAACGGCCAACCCTGACAGCGACGAGACCGGCATCATCGGCGGCGGGGTGGACGGGCAAGGGCGCGGGTATGTGTTGGGTGATGCAAGCGGCGTGTACACCCCCTCCCAATGGGCGCAGAAGGTGATCGCCATGTATGACACCCTCAGCGCGGACTGTGTGATGGTCGAGGTCAACAACGGCGGCGACCTGGTGGCCGCAAACCTGCGGGCGCATGGGTTCAGCGGGCGCATCGCTGAGGTGCGAGCCAGCCGCGGCAAGATGACCCGCGCCGAGCCGGTATCGGCGCTGTACGAGCAGGGCAAGATACACCACGTGGGGGTTTTCAGCGGCCTTGAAAGCCAGATGACCACCTGGGACGCCACGAGCGAGGAAAGCCCTGACCGCGTGGACGCGCTTGTTTGGCTTTTCACCGGCCTGATGCTGGGGAACCTTTCCGGCGTCGAGGTCGGCGCGAACCCGTTTTTTTAGGAGGCACTATGCCAGCGTTATCCAGTTACCCAACCGACAGCCGCACCCTGCCCGATCTCGCCCAGGCCGAGCTGCCCATCCGCGCCAACGAGGCCGCGGCCTATTGGGACTACTATGAAGGCCGCCAGAAAAAGCACCTCAAGGTCAACGAGGGCGAGCCAGATTACAACGTGATTATCAACCTATGCGCCCGCGTGGTGGATCAATCCGTAAACTTTCTGGTCGGTGCGCCGGTGACGTTTGATCTCCCAGGCGACGACGAGGACACCCAGGCCGCCGAGATGATGATCCAGGCGTGGCAGGCCATCAATGACTTTCCCGACATGATTACAGACCTGATGACCATGAGCGCGGTCACGGGGCACGCGTTCGTGAAACTGGTCTACGAGCCGGAGCGCGGCAACGTGCGCCCTGTGCCCCTGGACGCCAGTATGGTGACGGCCTTTTGGCGCGCGGATGACAAAACCCTGGTCGTCGCCTATATGATCGCATGGAGCGAGACCACAAAAATGGGGGTGGTAACGCACCGCGAAGATCATATCCTCAACGATGCGGGCACGGGGTGGGACATTATCACCTACACGGGCCGCGGCGGGGATTGGGCAGAGGTGAAGCGCGTGACGTGGTCTTATCCCTTCCCCGCGATTGTCGAGTGGAAGAACCTGCCCAACCCGCGCGGTTACTACGGCAGGAGCGACCTGGCAGGCGTAGCCGCGCTGAACGACGTTTACAACTTCCGTGAGAGCAACACCAACAAGATTTTATTCATCCACGCGCACCCGCGCACCGTGGCAATTGGCGTGCGGAAGGAAGAAATCCAACAGACCAGCGTCGGCGGCTTGTGGGCTATTGGCAACCCTGACGCGAAGATCAACAACCTGGAGATGCAGAGCGATCTCGAAAGCTCCCGCCGCCAGGCCGCCGACCTGAAAGCGGACTTCTTCTCAGACGGCCAAACCGTTGACCTGTCCACGGTCAAGGATCACGCCGGGCAGTTGACCAACTTCGGCCTGAAACTGCTCTTTGCCGAGGCCCTGGCCAAGAACGCCAAGAAGCGCCGGTTAGCCGAGCGCGGCCTGTCCGAGATGATCCGGCGCGTGGGCGTGATGCTGGGCTACGATTGGGACGGCGCGACCGTCCAATGGGGCGACCCGCTGCCGGAGAACACGGTGGAGCAGGTTAGCACGGCAAAAGAGGTGATCGCTATGGGCGTGTCATCCACGCAGACCCAGGCCGAGCGATTGGGCTACGATTGGGAGCGTGAGGCGGCGCGCATCCAGGCTGAGAAAGCGCAGCAGCAAAAGACCCTGGCCGCGCTGATGATGGACGGACTCCGCGACACCGGCGGCGATGACGACGAGGACGAGAATGGCTAGGGCTTACACGGTGATGAGCAGCTTCGCGCGCCAGCTTGCGCAGCAGGACGCGCAGACTGGGCTGCTCATGGCCGAGCGTTGGCGGTATGTGGAGGCGCGGCTGATGGGCTACATGGACAGCCTGGCGCGTGAGGCCATTGAGACCGGCGTGCGCACACCCTCGCAGTTATACCGCATGTACCGCTATCAGGAGCTAATCGGCATCGCCAACACCGAGGCCGCGGGCTTTGAGGCGTGGGCAACCGACCGTATCACCTTCGGCCAGCGTCAGGCGGTTGACCTGGGCTTACGCGCGGCGGTGATGGAAGTCTACGGCGACCGCTTTTTTGCGCCCGCCCCCAACATGGCCGCGATTGCCAACATGATCGGCCTGTGTGCCGACGGCCAGCCGCTTTTTTCGCTCCTGGCGGGCCGCGCGATTGCGCCGGACGCGGTCCAGGGACTGACAGACCGCCTGCTTGAGAGCCTCGCCCTGGGCTACAACCCGCGCAAGACCGCCCGCCTCATGGCCGACGGCTTGACCGGTGGCCTCCAGAAAGCCCTGGTCATCGCCCGCACCGAGCAGGTACGGGTATACCGTGAGGCGACCCGCGCGCAGTATGACGCGCTGGGCGTCAAGCAGTACCAGCGCCATTGTGCGCTGAGTGACCGCACCTGCGCGGCCTGTCTCGCCCTGGACGGCAAGATTTACCCGACCAGCGAGCTATTGGAATCACACCCACAATGCCGGTGCTTCACCGTGGCGGTCATCCCCGGCCTGGAACACGACACCGCCCGCGCTCAGGATTGGTTTGCCAACCTGGACGAAAAGCGACAGCGCGACATCCTGGGTAACGCGCGTTTTGAGTTATACCGCGAGGGCGTGCCATTGGAGAAGATGGTGCGCGTCCGGCAAGACCCTACCTGGGGGCCAACCGTAGGCGTGCGCAGCGCCGCCGACATCCGCGGGGATAGTTGAAATTCTGCCAAAAAGCCGTATAATGATTGTGTAGTTGTTTGCGCCAGCCTGGGCATAGAACCCGTGGCGAAGCTCTCAGAGATGAGAGTTTCGTCGCGGGTTTTTTTGTTACCCTCACCTAACACGTCCACCATGACGGCATAAACTGGGAAAAGGTGAAAATATGTTCGAGAAATTGCACGGTCAATCCTTCGAAGCCGACAAGGGCGGGGCGGGTGCAACCACCACCGCGCCTGAGCCGAGCCCTGCCGAGACCACGGCCACGTCACCGGAACCAACGACGGAAGCGGGCAAGGTTTTCACCCAGGCGGACATTGACCGCATCGTTGCGGAGCGAGTGAAACGGGAGAAAGAAAAAGCTGAGGGCGCAGCGCAAGCCGCCGCGCGCAAGGCGCAAGAAGAAGCCCTTGCCAAAAATGCCGAATGGCAGAAACTGGCCGAGCAGCGGGCCGCCGAGCTTGCCGAGATGCAGGCGCGGCTACGGGAAACCGAGGTCAAAGCGACCGCCGCGCGATTGGGCTTTGATGACCTGGACTATGCCGTCTTTCTGGTGACGCGGGCGGGGGAGGGCGCGGACGTTGAAGCGATCCTCAAGGATCACGCCAAGCCCCAACGCACCCCGCCGCCAGCGACCGGAGCGACCAACCCATCCGGCGGCAATCAGGTCTTTACCCGTGAGCAGCTCCGCGATCACGCTTTTTACATCGCCAACCGTGAGGCCATCGAACTGGCCTTCCGCGAGGGGCGCATCCGAGAATAGGAGCTAAAACATGGCTGGGAATATTACCCCCACCGTTGCACAGTACTTTATCCCTGAGTTTTGGGCCAACCGCGCGCTGGAAACCCTGCGCGCTAATGTCGTCATGGCGAAAACCGTCATGCGCGATACTGACCTGGGCGT